CGGTTGATCCGGCTCAACCGAGAAAGCCTTTTCTTGTTGCACCGTACTGTAGTGCTCGAAGCGAATATTACACAAAACCGCTCTTTTTATCAGTAGAAACCCTGCTCATTTTGTGTAGCCATCAACCTAAAAGGTTACGCGCACACACGCATGACGCGAGTGGAGCTCTCTTTTAGATAGTCAAAGTAATCATTCAGGTGTTCCTGTTTGAAAGAGTCTGAGTCGAAGCGCTTGGATGTCTGGGTCTTGTACGTCAAAACCTTCTTGCCGTCAAGCGTGAGAATCTCGTTGTCCTTCATGCTTATTGCAATTCTGGTTTTGAGCGCGTCCTGCTGCTTTTTAAGTTCCTTAATTTCACCAGCAATACGTGCATACTCACCATAATCAATAGCAAGCTCACCTTGAGCCTCCACAGCTTTTCCGTTACTTTTTCCATATAGCTGAAGTACGTCGTCAATGTTTATTGGGTCAGGCGGGATCTTTTTCAGAACGTTTTCGTTCCAGAAGCGGGAGCACTTTTCTTTGATCACTTGAAACACGTCCGGACGAGCATCTACCCAGTACATCCGGAAATCAGATCCTCCGATTAGAACCGCGAGATACATTCCTTTGAGCTTAAGAATGCCGCAGTACCACTGAATCTGAGTTTCGTAGTAAAGCGGAATTACGTGCTCTGTTCTCAGATTGTTTTGTTTAATCTCGAGCTCCTGGCTCGGGCCCCAAAGGTCAGCGGTAAAAGCGTTTGCCGTCTTAGCTTCAAATGCAACATCCGTGTTGATGATTCGCTCAACTCCGGTGATGTCGGCATAGCGCTCGATTTCTTCAACCTTCAGAAGGGGACGTACTTTTCCGGCAATCTCAGGATTGATAATTGCTCGGTCGATATTTGCAATCGCCCAAGGAGTTTCAGGGTCGGCGAACTGGTGAGAAACCTTTTGAACTCTCTTACCGGTGCGCAGCTGAAATTCTTTTGCGACCGTATCTTCGAGAACGGTTCCCCAGTAAGCAGGCTCGGACATTTCTTTATCTTCAGAAATCCCGAGCTTATCGTTCCAAACGTCCAGCGGCGTCTTCCACGGATTCAGCCCTAGAACCGCTGCAACGTCCGATCCGCCGATACCTGTACGGCGCCCCTTTAACCAAGCGGCTCTTTGTTCGTTAGTCATTTTCTTCTCCAATAAATAAGGCAGAGAAGGGGCCTTGAGGCCCCCGCGGGAAACTCTCCTTTTTCTGTCTCTTCGGTTTTACTTTTGTTGCGTAATACTCTCGGCCCTTCTTGTTGATTTCTTCTTTGTGCTCAAGGTAGTAGAGGCGCTTCCTCTCTTTCTCAGTGAGTTTTAATGCCATCCGTTTTCCTCCAGATACTCATCAAACACGGGCTCAATCTCAGGATGTCGTTCATCCCCACCCTCTTCGGCAAGTTGGTTGATCCGCTCGTCGCAGTAGCGAGGGATGTATTTCTCAAAGAAATCCTCAAGGAGCCGTTCATATTCGGCTTGGCGTTTTTCTTCCTGCCAGCTCAGTTGCCAGAGATCTCCTGGCCCGGGGCACGTTCTCGGAGTTACATGCATAGCAGCCACCGCTGAAAGGCATCGGCGCCCAGGACTAAGGTCAACGTACCGAAAAACAGGGCGAAGGCGATCAGAGCGCAGAGGAAACATGCGAGATCGTCCTCTAACAGATCATCAAATTTTTTATTCATGATTGCCTCCGATAGGCAAAAGGCTCCCCACCCGAGCTCCAAGGAGTTCAGTTTGTTTACCGCTCAGGCGGGGATTTAAGAAGAGAAGTTAAGAGTTACGAGAAACAAGTTGTCTCATTCGGCTGATGAACCACATCGGCTCATGCCAAACATCGTAGAAGCGGGAGGCGTCAGGGCGTCCCTGCCTGTAGGCCTCTTTTGAGGCCCACTGAATTTGCGGCTTGAACAGGTCGTCGAAGTAGTAAATCAAAGACTTGATCGCCTGGAGTTCGTTGTCAGTGATGTAATGCTCACTGACAGGAATTTCCGGAATAGCCGGAAGCGGAACAGAACTCGAAGAACTAATCGTAAAGCTCGGATACTGAACGACGTAATTTTGTAGAGGAACTTCTCGCTCCTTTACATCAGGGACGTTGAAATCCGAAACTTTCAGAGTGTCAACGAATGCCAGCGCGGTCTCAAAATCTCTTTGAAGCAGGCAGGTGTAGCGCGGAATACGGAAGCGTCTCTTGAGTGCTCGGTAAACAAAGCTGTAGTTTTTGTTTCCAAACAGGGCATGAGTTTTGCGCATCACACGGCTGGAGAGTTCGTACTGCTGCTCGTTGGAGATTAATGCGTTGTCCTGCTCCTGAGCTGAATAACAACCTTGCTTTCGGATTGTCGGAAGAACCTCGTTAGTGACCCAGCGCTTGAATTGTTTTGCCTTCGGAAGTTTCGAGCCGAAGATCAAGGCGTAGAGACCGCTTTCGTTTACGCAGTTGACCAGTTGTTTGCGGTTGAGTCGGTCGAGCATTTCGACCTTTGTCACATCCTCAGGGTCGCAGTGTTGCGCAACTGCGTTTTGAGGTTTTGCGTAACCTAGAATTTTGCAAACTTGTTGGGCAATGAAAAGAGGATTGAGAACGTCCCCAAGAATCGTGAAGGATGATTCTTCGAAAGTGAAGGCTAAAGTGTTTGACATCTAATGTCTCCTAATGCGTGTTTGAAATCCTGCGCCACACGCCAATGTGGTGAGCAGGAACTTTCGGGTTGGCGTACCGTCATTAGGAAACGGCGTATCTTTCGATACCCCGAAAGTCCCGCTCGTAGAGACTTTAGATGGTGCCCTGTTTCAGGGCATCATGCCGACCAGCCATAAAAAACGCCTTTCGGCGACTGATCGCCTAATGTCGGGACGCCAATCCCGTGTCCGTTTTTTGCGGACAAGATAAGTTTAGCGACTTTCATGGAGACTTGTAAAGGCCTTAATTTTTAACATCTGGATAGATGTCTCGGTCAATCGTTTGCCACACCAGATCAGAAATGAAATTCGACGCATACTCTTTAAAGAGCGCCTTGACTTCCTTCTGGGCCTCAGCAGTCGAAACAACGTGAGCCAAATCAAGCGTTATCTCTTTCTTTCCATAGAGAAGAGCAGAGACCACAGCACGCTCTGCATACGCAAGAGCATCAGTGAGACAGGTTGCAGAACCCCTTTCCGTCAAGATGTCATCAACAACTTCGTCAAAAATTTGTTTTTGCTCGTCTGGTAATAAGATCATTTTTCTCTCCTATAAAGCTATGTAAAAAAGACCACATTCAAAAGCTCCCCTAAGCGCTGTATTGGAATTAACAGTTATTGGTAAAAGCCTGGGGGCTCATGGATATGGTCTTGAAGGTGCTCGTCTTTCCGAGCCGCCAATGGTCTATTTCACATCGTCAATCGTTTCGAGGCTTACGATCCACCTATAAGCTCCCGGGTACATACCTAAAAGGTATCTCATACGGGTCTTATTCTGTGAGAACCTACTGGTTTCGAACCAGTTTCGTTGGGCTTATAGCTTCCGAACGTCCCACCAACGGTTTTACCACCCATAAACTAAGGTTCTCATAACTTGGTCGGAGTGATGCTTGTCTTTTCGAGCCGCCATACGTTTAAGCGGCGAAGCGGGCTATCGAAGTATTCGGAAATTCCTAATAGTTCGAAAATTGATTAGAACGGATGCGATTCGTAAGAAGTCAAACAGGCCTCTAATTCCTTCATGGCTTCTTCTTTAGTGTCAAATTCTTCTTTTAATTGATAATATAGAGAGAGGACACTGGCGACTTCGCTATTCCATCTACGAAAATTCGTAAAAATCCATTTTTTTCTTTCTGTGCGAATAAGAAGGCAGATTTCTTCGTTTTTATAGTGACAAACCGAGCGAGAATCTAAAGTAACGAAATTTGGAAGAATTGCTCCTTCGTTTCGTTTAAATCGTTTTAACAACTCCTCAAATGCAAATTTAGCTTCACCGAAACTGAGAAACCGTTCCCAACTTAAATTAAAAATTAAATAGCTTTGAAGTCTCTTGTCTTTGATCGCAACGAAATCAATGAAACCAAAATCAGAATGCGAACCACAAAGCAGGCAAACGTTTTCGCCTTTATATTGAACTTCGTAGAATCCCGGAAACTTTTCGATGTACTTAGCTCTCATGTTTTTTTCTCCAACTAAAAAACACAGGGTTAAAAAAACAGAAGCGCACTAGTTGTTTCTCGCTCGGCGCCGGAGGTCGTCGAAACTGAGGCACGTTAGTTGTCATCGCACAGCGTGGCAGAGCTAAAGGTCTCACTAAT